TTCCCCAGGGGCACCCCGGTGTTGAGGTCGACCGCGCCGCCTGCGCCGACGCCGCTGGGCATCATCTTCGTGCGCAGATCTTGCAGGTTCGAGCGGCGCTTCGCGCCGTAGGCGTCCTGCATCGCGGCCGCTTGGTTCTCGCCCTGCTTGGCGAGCCCCGTCTGGGCGACGTTGTTGAGGAACTCCAGCGGGTTCGCGGCCGTTGTGAAGCCTCGACCGCCGCCGCGCATCTGGGGCGTGTTGGCCGCGCCTGCGCGGAGCTGGTCGACCATCGCCTGCTTGCGCGCGATCGCCTGCTGCTCGGGCTGCATCTCAGCCATCTGCATCAGGTACTCCATCATCATCTGGTTCTGGTCCATCACATCCCCCTGTAGTCAACCATCAGGAACCCGCTGGGGTGCGTGTTTACACGCTCCGGGGCCACCAACATCAGTTCCTGCGCCATCACACCGCGCTCTCGCCGGCCGAAGATGTCGTACTCGTAGACCGCCACGCCGATCGGGTGGTCGTCCACCTTCACGATGTTCGACTTGAGCCTGCGGTCGCTGAACATCATCGCGGTCGAGGCGAGGCCGCCCAGGCCGGACATCATCCCCTGCGCCTGCTGCGCCTTGGCGTTGTAGCTGTCCATCGCCGCGCTGTACTGGTTTTGGGCCGCGCCGCTGTAGTCGACGCCGCCCGCCGACTTCGAGGCGTTGAACCCGGGCATCGTCGGCATGCCGACCTGCGCCCCGGTCAGGATGGCGTTCATCTCGTTGAGCGGCATGGCCCGCTGCATCTGCTGCTCGGCGATCTGCTGCTGGCGAAGCTGGTTCTGGTAGTTCGCCGTCTGCATCTGCTGGTTGTAGTTCTGGTTCTGCGCGCCCTGCTGCTGGGAGAAGTTCTGCGCCCCGGCCTGCGCCTGCTGGCCGAAGTTATAGGTGCCTGCCTGCTGCTGCTGGCCGAAGTTCTGAGCGCCCGCCGTCGCGGCGCGGTTGAAGTTGTCGGTATTCGCCCCGGCCTGCTGCGCGTAGTTCTGCTGCCCAGCCTGCGCCTGCTGCCCGAAGTTCTGGGCGTTCTGGGACATGTTCTGGCCGAAGCCCTGGGCCTGGGCCGCGTTCTGGAACTGTCCGCCCTGCAGCGCCATGTTGAACTGGCGTGTCTGCTCGGCGCCCGCCTTGTCCATCGCGTCGAACTGCTGGCGCGAATTCTGGTCGCCCTGACGCTGCATCTCGCGGTTCCAGCCCTCGCTCCCACGGGTCAGGCCCATGTTCTGCAGCTTCGTTTCGAGCCCCGCCTGCTGGCGCTCCTGCTCGGGGCGCAGACGGTCCATGTACCCCTGCTCGATGCGCTGGCGGCCCATGTCGCCGCCTGCGCTCAGGCCGGACATCATGCCCTGGCCTGCGCCCTGCGTCTGAAAATTGCTCGGGTCGAGGTTGCCGGCCTGGGTCTGCGGGCCCTGGGCCAGATGCTGCGCGTTGAGCTGCTGCGACGGTTGCAGGTTGCCCGCCATCAGGCCGCCGCCAGGGGCGGCCTGCCCCATCGCCTGCATGTTGTCCCAGTTGAACGGCTGCGAATAGGCGTCCTGCATCCGGCCGATGGAGCCCTCGGCGAGTTGCGACTTGCCCAGGTCGACGGCTTGCTGCGAATTGAGCGCAGCCTGCTGCGCTGGCGCGAGCGTCGTGTTCTGCGTCCAGTTGGTCACCCTCCGGCCTGTCGACGGATCGATGCCCGCACCGGCTTTCCACGACTGCGTGCCCCACGGCGTGTTGATCGTCGGCCGGTTCGTCCAGTCGGCGGCCGTCTGCGCGGCCTGATTCGATGCGCCGGTCTTCTCGGCGGCGGCCGCGTAGTCTGGCGGCGGCGGAGTGCTTTTCTTGCCCATCAGTGTGTCCTTCGTGGCGCGAGCCACTTGCATTGATCCCTGTACATGACCATCAGCACCAGCGCCCCGTCAGGGTGGGCGCCGTGGATGCGGTTGACGACCTTGAAGCCGAGCTTCGTGTTGAACCGCAAGGCGTCGTCATTGCCGCTCGGCACAAGGCCGAGGACGCACGAGCAGCCCATCACGTTGAACGGGTAGTCGAACGCAGCGTGCAGCATTGTCTTGCTGATCCAGTGCGGCGTGCCGGCCACGTGCATCATCACGCTCGCGCCGTTGAACCCGTCGAAGCCGACCACGCCCATGATCTCGCTGCCGTCGTCGCGGATGCTGCCGATGCAGCGCAAGTGCGGCGTCGGCATGAGGCCGATGCGCTCGCACAACCACGCGGCGAGCAGCGGCTGGTGCTGGCTGGTGACGGTACTCACAAAATTCCACCCTGCTCGACGACGACCTGCCAGCCGATGAAGATCGTGTCCGCAGCGGCCCTGATCTGCATCGCCAGGGCACCGTAGCGGCCGAAGCCTTGCGCCCCCTGCCACCACTCGTACGAAGACCCCGACGACGACCAGATCGCCAGATTCCACTGGCCGACGTCCCACTGGTTTTCGCCCGCGCCGATGAACGGAGGCGCGCCGCTCGGGTACGTCAAGTCCCACTCGCTGTTGAGCACCGCCAGAACGCCCGGGGCCGACGTCGAGATAAATGACGCGCGGAGCATCAGGAAGCGCTTGGTGCGGATCGCCTCGCCGAGCGGGCTGAATGCCGTCACCACGGTGCCCATCAGGTCGGTCCCGTCGATGTCGTCGACCTTGCCGTCGGAGTTGCCCTCGAAGACCCACCAGACGTTGCCGAGGGTGTCGCCGCAGAACGAGCGCCCGTCGAAGGTCTCGACGCAGTACATCGGGATGCCGAGCAGGCCGCAGAAGGCCCGGTTGTTCACCTCGAACGCCCACTGCCGCTCCTGGCCGAGGTAGAGCGGCATATTGATGATGAGGAGCTGCTCGTGCGGCAGGAAGCGGATCTCCCAGTAATACTGGTCGAGCGTGGACGAGACCTGCTTCGCCAGCTCGCTATTGATGTCCTGCGCGTTCTCGGCGTTCTTGAAGAAGCCCTGTCCGCGCATCAGCTCGGACATGAAGGCTATGCCACGCTCGGACAGGATGGCGACGTCGGTGCTGTACTGCGAGAAGAAGCGGTTGCCGGCCGGTACGCGACCGACGTACCAGCGCCCTACCACTTGGAACTCGGCCGCAGTATCGGGGTCGTTGCCCTGGTACACGAGGATGTCGCCCTGGTCAGCGATTACCACGAGCTGGTTCGTCATGCCCGCGCCGCCGCCCGAGCCACCACCGCCGTCGAACGACCAGTTGACGAGGCCGACGACTGCGCCGCCGTTGGGCAGCATCGCGCCAAACGGGAACTCGGTCGCCTTGCCTGCGTACTGGCCGACAGGCAGGTACCAGCACGAGGTGCTGTCCTTGACCGTGAACCAGAGGCGATTCTTGTAGACGATGACGAACTCGAACGTGGCCGGGTCGACGCCCTCGATCTCGCCGACTGCGGTGCCCTCGGCGACCTCGTCCCAGGTGGCCCCGTCGTAGACGTACATGCCGCCGCCAGCGTTCACGGCCACCATCACGTGCACGCCGGCCGAGGTCGTGAAGTTGACCGTGGCCCAGTCGCCTGCGCGCCCGGTCGTGTTCGGCACGTTGACCACCGGGACAGGCGTCGCGGTCGACGGCTGGGCGAGCGTGGCGTCGAAGATGTCGCCCGTGGACGCAGCGGCGAACATCTTGGGCGCCCCGTTGGCGGGGTGGAACTGCAGCAGCGACCGGACCTCACCGCCGAGGTGAGAAAGCCAGCGGCTGTAGCCTCGACGAAGCTGGCACCCGAGCACGCGCGGGATCAGGTTGTCCATCCTGATCGCGGTGAACGGGTCACCACCGGGCATCGGCTGCGTGACGTCGATGCCCTTGATCGGGGCGCTGAAGGCGTGCGCCTGATGGTTCTGCGACGCGGCAGATCGACGCGGCTGGGCCGTGGCGCGGCGGGAGGCGGTGGGGACGAGGCTCATTGGTAGTACGGCTGCTGTTGCGTGCGCGACTGGGCCATCGTTGCGGCCTGGGTGTAGCAGTCCTCCTCGGCACCGCTGGCGCAGACCCAGTTGCCCTTCGCGTCACGACACGTGAAGGTCCGACGAGAGAAGTACCCGCCCTGCATCGGCGTGCCCTGGTTCAAGCCAGGGAGCACCTCAATGCTCTCGGTGACGACCCACCCGGGGGGAAGTTGCTGGGCCATACATCACTGTCGCATACCATACAGTGACGCCTCGGGCAGATTTCCCACACCGATGTATGGGTAGTCGTGCCTGCCACCGCTCATGTTCAGGATGTTCGCGCCCTTGGTCGCGCCGATGCGCGAGTCGTAGGCGATCATGAAGTTGCGCGCGGCGGCGCTCGTGTCGAAGCCGCGAGCCTCCTGCCACTTGACCGTGGTCAGCAGC